CGGCTTGTGAGCTTCAGATCGTGCTCGAGAGTATGTCTGGTGATGATTTTGAAAACCTCTTAGACATCTTGATGGAGACTAGTAATGCCTCGCGCTAGCGCCCACCAATCCTCGACAATAACAAAAAGGTTGCTTATAGGCGACTCCGGCTCGGGAAAAACCACCGCCCTGTGGACCCTCGTTAACACCAAGAAGCTCCGCATCATCGACTTCGACAACCTTCTCGCCCCGCTCGTCGCCAAGGTCAAACTCTCCTGCCCCCAGCACCTGGACAACATCGAGTACCAGACGTTCCGCGACAAGTTCCGAGGGACGGACATGGGCACGGTTGTGGACGGTCAGCCCCAGGCCTACATCGCCGGCGTCAAGGCGTTGCGAACCTGGGAGGACGGCGCGGCGATGGCCGAACTCGGCCCCGATTACGTCGTGGTCATCGACAGCCTGACGACAATGGCGCGGGCCGCGTTCTGGTGGGCTAAGGGTATGCAGGGCGCGAGCGGACTGGCCGAGGGCGTACCTATGAAAGGGGTCCGGCCCGAACAGTTCTACCACATCGCCCAACAGTCCCTCATGAACATGATAGCGTACTTGACTTCGGAGTCGTACAATGTTAATGTACTCGTACTCGCACACATCAAATACATCGAACGGGAGGGAGAATTGAAGGGGTTTCCCGTCTCGGTAGGGAATGCCATCGGGCCGGAAATTCCCGCTTACTTCCCAAGCGTCACGCTGGCCACGAAGACCGGCGCGGGCAACAGCACCAGGCGGGTCTTGCGGACCCGAAGCACCCAGATGATCGACTTGAAAGACCCCAAGTCCTTCGACCCCGAGTTCGCCTCCGAACTCCCGATGGACGACCTTTACAAGCTCTTTTAACTGGAGAAAGGAATGCGTACCACTATCCACCCACACGGATCACAACAAGGATCAACACCAATGTCCACCTTCGACTCCATCCTCACCTCAACCCAACGCCTCGACGACATCAAGGACGTGCCGCCCATCCCTGTCGGCACCTACTTCGCTCAGATCATCGGCCCGCACGAGATGATCAAGTCCAACACCAAGCAGACTAACGGGGCGCAACTCAACCTCCGGTTCCTCCAGCCCAAGGATGACGTGGACCCCGTTCCACTCAAGGCCCATCTCGAGGCCTCCAACCGCAACCTCCAGGACGTGACGATTAAGTACACGTTCTGGGACTCGCCGTACCTCGAGCAGTCCCTCCGCGATTTCTTCCGTAACGCGATGGGGTTTGACGGGGACTGGTCCATCCCGCAGTGCCTCGCCAACGTGCCCGGCAAAAACGTCCTGGCTCACGTGAAGCACCGGCCGGTCACGAGCAACGATGGCACGATGCGGCTCATAGCCGAAATCGACACGTTCGCGCGGGCGGACTAACAGCGGGCACAAGTCGGTGAGTGTGTTAACCCCGACCGCGTTTAGCTAAGGGTCTCCATACTTAGCGTGAAGCGCCCCGGACGGCCGGCGGGGAACCGGCCCTTTAATGGAGGCTACATGTTCCAAACCATCCCCCTTTCCGAGATAACCATCCACCGCGAGGACCGTCAGCGCCGCGTCCTCGATGACCTTCCCTCCTTGGCCGACTCCATCGCCCGGCTCGGCCTCATCAACCCCATCACCATCGACCACAACGGTGTGCTCGTCGCCGGCGAGCGCCGCCTCGAGGCCTGTCGCAGCCTCGGCTGGACCCATATCCCGGCCCGGTTCTTCGAAGACCTATCCGAGACCGACCGCATCCTCATCGAACTCGAAGAGAACATCAAGCGCAAGGACATCTCGTGGCAGGAGCACACCGCCGCGATTGCTAAATACCACGAACTCCGCAAGGCCGAGAACCCCGACTGGAGCGACACAAGTACCGCTCAGGCCATCGGCATGTCCCGTCAGAACGTGAACAAACACATATCGGTGGCGCGGGAACTCGAGTCGCCGCTGGTGAAGGGCGCGGCGACGTTCGCGACCGCGATCGAGCGTGCACAAACGGTGGCCCGCCGGCGTGACGACCTCATGCACAACCGCGCACCATGCGCGGATACACATCAGATCATTACCGCCGACTTCCTTCAATGGGCTCAGCAAGAGCAGGAAAAGTTCAACTTCATCCACTGCGATTTCCCTTACGGGATCGCCGCGCACGAGTCCGGGCAAAACCCCGCCGGCTACGACGACTCAGCTGAAATTTACTGGAAACTCTTCAACGCGCTGGCCGGCAACCTAGACCACTTCTGCGCCCCCGACGCCCACATAATCTTCTGGTTCGCCCCAACATTTTACAGCAACACTTGGGAAATGCTCAAGCTCCTCGACGGGTTTAAGTTTGACGACACGCCGTTGATTTGGTTCAAGTCTGACAACGCCGGAGTAATTCCCGATCACACTCGTCGGCCCCGGCGCGTCTACGAGATGGCCTTCTTCGGGTGGCGCGGCGAGGCCCGAATCAACGCAGTCCGCGCCAATCTCTTCGCCGCGCCTACCGAGCGGAGCCTCCACCCCCATGAAAAATCCCAAGCCGCCCTCGAACATTTCTTCTCCATGTTCGTTGACTCTCATACACGACTTCTTGACCCGACATGTGGAAGCGGATCAGCTCTTCGGGCTGGCCGAAGCCTGGGTGCAAATGTATTCGGAATTGAAAAGAGTGAGGAGTTCGCCGATGTCGCCAGAAGAGCTTTACGGGAAGCAGGAAACTCTGGAACACCGGCTGGTGGTGACGGAAGTTAACGGAGAGGTTTGCGTGACGATGTGGCACGGGGCGGAGGCCAAAGGACGAGTTTATCTGTCACCACGCCGTGCGTATTTACTATCTGGGAGTCTTTTATACAGTGCTAATCTCTTACAGCGATGACAAACCCTCGTGAATACATGCGGCAGTACATGCGCGAGTATCGCCGGGGCGCCCGCCGCCGAGACCCTCAACCATACGAGCGCCCCGACCCAATCGCAGTCGCCACTATCAAAGAACGCCTCCTTATCGAGCACCAGATAAGGGCAGCCGATGTCAAACGTAGTAATCATAGGTGAGGCCTGGGGCAAGGACGAGGCCCTTCACAAGCGCCCGTTCATGGGCGCGACGGGCCGCGAACTGAACCGTCTCCTCGAAGAGGCCGGCTTCCTCCCCGAGGGCTCCGCACAACAAATGGGCTGGAACAACAATGGACGAGACCTCATCTACTACGAGGCGGGGATTCATCTCACTAATGTATTCAATTTCCAGCCCCCTGGGAATCGAATCGAAGACCTATGCGGTCCACGACCCGAACGAGCCCTCAACAAGAGTTATCCACAAAACTCGCTTACTGCCCTCCGACCAGGTAAATACTTGCGTGAGGAATTTTATCCTGAACTCGAACGACTTTCGGCGGAACTGCGCCAACACAAACCAAACCTCATAATCGCCCTCGGCGCAACCGCCCTCTGGTTCCTCACCGGCGCGACAACTATCACAAAGACGCGCGGAACCGTCGCCCCATCCCCTTACGGAAAGATGATCGCCACGTTCCATCCGGCTTACTTAATGCGCGGCGAGTGGCGGCTTCGCCCGGTCGTAGTGTTCGACTTGATTAAGGCCAAACGCGAGGCGGCGTTCCCGGAGATACGCCGGCCGGCCCGGTTCGTTTACCTCCCCGACACGATCGACGACATCGAGCGCCTCTTGCCCGAACTCCGCGCGGCTGCGCGCCTCAGCGTAGACATCGAAACGGCCGGCGACCAAATCACTTGCATCGGTTTCGCATGGTCCCCGCAACACTCTCTCGTTATCCCTATCTTCGACCAAACCAAACCGGACCGGAGCTATTGGAGCCACGCCGATGAAGTCGAAGCCTGGAAGCTCATTCGACGTATCTGTGAACTTCCGGTGCCCAAAGTGTTCCAGAATGGTTTATATGACATACACTTCCTCTGGCGACGATACGGAATCACCCCTCAAGAATGTCGGGACGACACAATGTTACTGCATCACGCCCTCCAGCCAGAGGTCCAAAAGGGTCTTGGGTTTCTCGGTTCAATCTATACCGACGAAGCAGCCTGGAAGGTGATGCGCCCCAAAGGAAAAGGTACGATTAAGAGAGAAGACGAATGATGGACCCCCGCATCCAGCGCGCCCTCAACCATCCGTGGTGCCTCAACCCGTGCCATACCAACCGATGGATAACTAACGGCACAAGCATTCGTGCTTTTAGAGGGAAGGAAGTAACATGCGCCTCGTCATCCTCGAGTCTCCCTTCGCCGGCGCAACCGAGGCCGAGCACGAACGCAATCTCCTCTATCTCGACCTCTGCATCCGAGACTCCATCCTCCGGGGTGAGTCCCCCTTCGCCAGCCACCGTCTCTACCCCGGCGCCCTCCGCGACGACGACCCAGCCGAGCGAGACCTCGGCATCCGGCTCGGGTATGAGTGGTGGCGGGCCGCGAGCCTAGTGGCGTTTTACGTGGACCTCGGATGGTCGGCCGGGATGCTGAGGGCGAATGAGAGAAGCCTGACGTTTGGGATTAAACGGGAAGTGCGGCACGTCAAATGAGAATAATCCAAACCCAAACCCTCAATCCGCAGTCTTTATCCCGGTCCGACTCCCTCTACATCTACAACGGGTTGGACTGCATGGTAACATACGAAGTACTTGACGCCCTCCTCCCCCAACTAACTCCAACAACCCGACGAACCTACGAATTTTCCAAATCTCTTCAAGGCCCCATCCTCGACATGAACGCGCGCGGCGTTCTCATAGACCTCCAGCGCCGCGATCAGGTCCTTCATGAGTACCGCCTCGAGATCAACAAGCTTTCTTCTCAGCTCAACACCATCATCCGGGACGGTATCGGCTGGGATTTCGAAATCACTAAGAACCGTAAGAACCCTTGGCCCTCCGACCAACAACTCCAACACTTATTCTTCAACATCATGGGCCTGCCCACGCAGTACAAGCGCGCCGCGAATGGCGAACGCCGGCCCACCGTCGGCCGCGAGGCCCTCGAAACCTTGGAGCACTACTTCTATGCAGAACCTATCGTCCGGCATCTTTACGCTCTCCGTGAACTCGGAAAGAAAATCTCTTTTCTTTCAACTTCAGTTGACGCCGACGGAAGACTTCGAACGTCATTCAATATTGCAGGCACTACAACAGGAAGACTTGCTTCTTCGTATTCAGATTTCGGGACAGGAACCAATTTACAGAATGTCGAGAATAAACTCCGATCCGTCTTCGTCGCCGACCCCGGCTACAAGTTCTGCAACATCGACCTCGAGCAGTCCGACTCTCGCGCCGTCGGCGCAATTCACTGGAACCTTTTTCGAGACGCAAGGTATCTTGACGCTTGTGAGTCTGGTGACTTGCATACCAGCGTTTCTCGTATTGCTTTTCGACAACTACCCTTCACAGGAGATTTGGGCGGTGATCGGCAAATCGCTTCTGATAGGTTCTATCGCGAATTTAGTTATCGTGACGCTAGTAAGCGTTTGGGCCACGGTACGAACTACCAAGGCCAGCCGGACAAAATGTCCAGAGCCACCCACATCCCCCTCGGCGACATCGTAAGGTTTCAGAATGAATACCTCGGCGCGTTTCCCGCGTTCAAGCTCTGGTGGGAATGGGTCGAGGGGCAGATAAAGACTGTACAAAGATTGGAGACGTTCCTTGGCAGACAAAGACGATTCTTCGGGCATTGGCGCGACTCGGAAACCATCCGACAAGCGATCGCTTACGCTCCACAAAGTGTTACAGCCGACACAATTGACAAGGCGTTGCTTTCTGTGTGGCGTACGAACGACGTTCAAATGCTATTACAAGTCCATGATTCTATTCTTTTTCAGTTTCGGGAGGAGCAGGAGGATCGTATTGTGCCAAGAATGCTTGGACTATGTGAACAGCAAGTTTCCTTGAAGGAGGGCCGCCCCTTCACCATACCTGCCGAGGCCAAGACCGGATGGAACTGGTCCGACGACCCTTCCGACCCCGATTCCCTCCGCAAATTCAAGGGCCACGACCCGCGCCGGCGCGACCGTAACCCCTCCAAATCCTACTCCCGATTTGACTTATTAGGTGTTAAATGACCTACGAGTTCACACAACAGTATGCCCGCAACAACGATGACTGGTACATCGAGCCGCGCCGGTGCATAGAGAGTCTTATCAACTCTGTACCGTTTGAAGGGACCATTCACGACCCCGCGTGCGGCTCGGGTAAAATCCCTAAAACATTCGGCGAGTACGGATTTACAACTACCGGGAG